TCAAGGTGTTCGTATCTGGGGCTATGGAAAGATTGCATATCAAAAACTTCTTCAATTGGTATTAAATCCTGAATACGGAGATATTACTGATACTGATGAAGGAACAGATTTAGTAATTCATTATGAGAAGCCACCAGGAGGAAATTATCCAGTAACGGATATTGTGCCTTCTCGTAAGGTTTCTAAAGTCTGTCCAGATAAAACCTCAGAAGAGTGTAAAGTACTTTTAGATTCAGTTCCTGATATTGATCAAGCATTTGAGCGTATTTCTACTGCTGATGTTCAAGGTAAATTGGATGAATATTTTTCGGATGATCAAACTGCTGAAAAAGATTCTAAAGAATCAGTTAAATACAGCGAACCAGCAAAGTCTACCACTGTTTCTAGTGTTGAAGAAGCTTTTGCTGACTTGACACAGTAAAATTTATTTTAAATTAATAATTTAATTCTATAGCGCAGGGGGGCATGGCTTACAGATGCCCCACCACATCTAACCAGGAGAGTCCAAGTGGTAAAAAAAGAAGCAGGAAAAGTGTCAATTTCCGACATGCGTAAACTAATAAATAAAAAAGCTAATGCACAAGTAGCTTTTTCACTAATGGACGAGAACCCCACGGAAGTAAAGGATTGGATCTCTACTGGCTCCAGATGGTTAGACTCAATTATTAGTCGAGGTCAACTAGCAGGAATTCCCGTTGGTAAAGTATCAGAGATTGCAGGACTAGAATCTACTGGTAAATCTTACATGGCCGCTCAAATTGCAGCGGCTGCACAAAAGATGGGAATAGATGTTATATATTTCGATGCCGAATCAGCGATTGATCCCAAATTTTTGGAAAGCTGTGGCTGTGATGTTGAAAAAATCTTATATGTTCAAGCAGAAAGTGTTGAGTTTGTTCTTGAAACAATTGAAGAACTTTTAGGCGCAAATGAAAATCGCATGTTATTTGTTTGGGATTCTATTGCCCTAACTCCAAGTCGAGCAGATATTGAAGGAGACTTTAACCCTCAGTCTTCAATGGCTGTAAAACCTAGAATTTTAGCTAAAGGTCTAGCGAAACTAGTCCAGCCTATTGCGAATTCACAATCAACGTTATTGTGTTTAAATCAACTTAAAACTAATATTACTTCTAATGTTGCCGAGGCTATGACAACTCCATACTTTACACCTGGGGGCAAGGCATTAAATTATTCTTATAGTGTAAGGATATGGCTTACTGGTCGCAAAGCAAAAGCATCTTTTGTTCTTGATGATAAAGGATACCGTATTGGCTCAGAGGTAAAAGTAAAATTAAAAAAGTCTCGATTCGGAACAGAAGGACGAGTTTGTGCATTTAAAATTTTATGGGGAGAGAACATTGGTATCCAAGATGAAGAGAGTTGGCTTGAGGCAGTGAAAAGTTCCGAAAGTTTAACTTCAGGAGGGGCTTGGTATACTTTAAAGTATAAAGATGGGTCAACACAAAAATTTCAAAGCAGTAAGTGGAAAGAAATGATTCAAGAGGAAAAATTCAAAAATAGAATTTTAGAACTAATGGATGAAGAAGTAATTTTGAAATTTGATAGCCGAAGCGGAGATGCATCAACTTTTTATAATGTAGATGATGAACTGCCTAATGGGAACGCAGCAGATCTTGCAAAAATCATGGGATTTGAAGAAAGCGATCCTTCAGTTAAGCTAAAAACATAATCGGCGCTATTCCGTGTTGACACCGGACCCCAAGTGTTTTATAATGAAGCACTTGGGGTTTTTTTATTCTCAAGACACTTATTCATATAGGAGTTGAATATGAAATTACCTAAAGCTCCAAAAAGACTACTTGTAATAGATTCTTTAAATATGTTTTTCAGAGCATATATTGTGGATCCAAGTATGTCGGTAAATGGTGAGCCCATTGGTGGAATGAAGGGCTATTTAAAAATTTTACAAAAGCTATTAAGAGAGACTAACCCAGATAAGGTCATTATTTGTTGGGATGGTCCTGGTGGTTCACAGAAGCGTAAGCAAATGGTGAAGAGTTATAAAGAAGGCAGAAAACCTCTTAGGCTAAATAGAAATATTCACCTACTAGATGACAATGAACAGATGCAAAATCAAATTTATCAGCAAACTAGATTGGTGGAATATTTAAATCAAACTCCAATTATTCAATTAATGTTAGAGGGTGTTGAAGCTGATGATATAATTTCATTTGTTGTCAATGAGCCAAGACATCGGGGATGGCAAAAAATAATTGTATCTAGTGATAAAGACTTTTATCAATTGTGTGATGATGAAACAATTATATATCGTCCAATACAAAAGGAAGTTTTAAATAAGAATAATGTAATCGAGAAATTTGATATACATCCTACAAATTTTGCTTTAGCTAGAGCAATCGCAGGAGACAAATCAGATAACTTAAAAGGAGTTGATCGTGTTGGATTAACTACAGTAGCTAAAAGATTGCCCTTTTTGAAAGAACAAAAAACATATACTATTAAAGATATATTTGAGTATTGCAAAGAGCAAGAAGGTAATATAAAAGCATATAATAATATTGTAGAACAAATTGATGTTGTTGAAATAAATTATAAGATGATGCAATTATATTCCCCATGTATGTCAGTGCAAGGTAAAAATAAAATTAAATGGATCTTAGATCATTTTAATTATGCATTCAACAAAACACAATTTTTAAAAATGACAGTTAAAGATAGTTTCGGGGCAGGTGATTGGACTAGCTTATTTGCCTCCTTAAAGAAGATGTCAATAAAAAATAAATTGGAGAAGAAATGACTAAAAATGCAAATTTTGGTAAATACGGAAAAAAGTTTCAAGAAAATTTAGTACAGTTAATCTTAGATGAACGTCCCTTCGCGGATCAAATTTTTGAAGTTCTGGATACTAATTTTCTTGAGTTAAAATATTTACAGAGTTTTGTTAAACTCGTTATTGACTATCGTGATAAATATAAATCTCATCCATCACGAGATGTTATGATCACCATCTTGAAGGCCCAGATTGACGATAAGGACGAGTTGATCCAAAAGCATATGAGGGAGTACTTTGCTAGGATATGTAGCTCAGAAAGCAGTGTGCAAGGTGTAGACTACATCAAGGAGGTAGCTTTAGATTTCTGCAAGAAACAGAAGCTTAAAGAGGCTATGATTAAGAGTGTAAAGCTTATTCAATCATCTTCATACGAAGAAATTAGTACGATAATTAATGATGCACTCAAACTTGGTTTGGATAATAATATTGGTTATGATTATCTTAAAGACTTTGAAGAACGATTCGTAATTAAATCACGTAATCCAGTCACAACTGGTTGGAAATTATTTGATAACCTTACTAATGGTGGTTTAGGTCGAGGTGAGTTAGGAGTAGTTATTGCTCCTACAGGAGCAGGTAAATCTATGGCACTTGTACATCTTGGCGCACAAGCTGTGATGGAAGGGTTAACTGTAGTACATTATACCCTAGAGTTACAAGAAACTGTTGTTGCTACACGATATGATAGTTGCATTACTGGTTATAATTTGGATGATTTATTTAAATATAAAAAAGAAGTATTAGAAAAAATAAAAAGTTTAGATGGAAAATTAATCATTAAAGAATACCCGACCAAATCAGCTTCGACTCAAACAATATGTAATCACTTAGAAAAGCTTAAACGCCGAGGTGAAAACATAGATTTAATCATCGTTGATTATGGGGATCTCCTACGACCAGTGCGATTTTTAAAGGAGCGAAGAAATGAACTGGAGTCTATTTACGAAGAGCTACGAGGAATGGCACAAACATTTGAGTGTCCAATTTGGACAGCCTCTCAAACTAATCGGTCAGGGTTAAATGCAGAAGTGATTACCATGGAATCTATATCAGAAGCTTTTAATAAATGTTTCGTTGCAGATTTCATTTTCACTATTTCTAGGACAATAGAAGATAAAAATAATAACGAAGGTCGAGCGTATATTGCAAAGAATCGCAATGGTCCTGATGGGATAGTCTTTCCAATCTTTATGGATACAAAAAATGTAAAGATTAAAGTGTTGCCACAAACAAACGGTGCAACACAAACAGTAGTTAAGACTGCTAAAGAACAAGCAGAGACATTAAAAGAAAAATATAAAAATTTTAAAAGCAAAGGGAAGATAACTTAATGGAACTATCATCACAAATACTATCGGACATCACCGTACACATGAAGTACGCAAAATATTTACCTAAGAAAGAACGTCGAGAAACATGGGATGAGTTAATAACACGAAATAAAAAAATGCATATTAAAAAATATCCACAATTAAAGGAGCAAATAGAACATGTTTATAAATTTGTTACAAATAAAAAAGTACTTCCATCAATGCGTTCAATGCAATTTGGAGGAAAACCTATTGAAGTTGCTCCCAATCGCGTCTTTAACTGTGCTTACATGCCTCTTGATGATTGGCGGTGCTTTAGTGAAACCATGTTTCTATTACTTGGTGGCACTGGTGTTGGTTATTCTGTTCAGAGACATCATATTGAAAAACTCCCCGAAATTCAGAAACCAAATTCAAAAAGAACCCGTCGTTATTTAATTGGTGATTCAATTGAGGGTTGGGCTGATGCAATAAAAATATTAATGCGAAGTTATTTTAAAGGTGGTTCTAAAATTCGATTTGACTTCAGCGACATCCGACCAAAGGGAGCATTGTTAGTAACTTCTGGTGGGAAAGCCCCAGGCCCCCAACCATTAAAAGAATGCTTACTTAAACTCGAAGGCTTACTAGAATCAAAAGAAAACGGAGAAAAGCTTACTTCAATTGAAATTCACGATATGATCTGTCATATTGCTGATGCTGTTCTTGCTGGCGGGATTCGTCGAGCAGCCTTAATTTCTTTATTCTCAGCAGATGATGATGAGATGATTGCATGTAAGTCTGGTAACTGGTGGGAGAAGAATCCCCACCGAGGTCGAGCAAACAATAGTGTTGTTTTGATGCGTCATCGCATTAAAAAAGATTTTTTTATGAATCTTTGGGAACGTGTACGAGAATCTGGAGCCGGTGAGCCTGGATTTTATTTTTCAAATGATAAAGATTGGGGAACTAACCCATGTTGTGAGATTGCTTTACGCCCATATCAATTTTGTAATTTAACTGAAGTGAATGTCAGTAATGTTGAAGACCAACAAGATCTAGATGAACGAGTAAGGGCCGCTGCATTCCTTGGAACGCTTCAGGCCGGATATACAGATTTTCATTATCTTAGAGATATTTGGCGTCGTAATACTGAGAAAGATGCTTTGCTTGGTGTTAGCATGACTGGTATTGCTTCTGGGGCAGTTTTAGAATTAGATTTGGAATCCGCATCAACAGTAGCTAAAAAAGAAAATGAAAGAGTTGCAGAGATTATTGGAATAAATAAAGCAAGTAGAGTAACTTGTGTTAAACCAGCCGGTACGACAAGTTTAACATTAGGAACTAGTTCAGGTATTCATGCTTGGCATAATGATTATTATATTCGCTCAATTCGCGT